TGATTTACTAATGCATCAACCTCTGGGTCTGAGATTGAAGTAGTGTTTGATGTTGCTAATAAATCCTGGTCTAAAGGAGCGTCTGGGGCAACTGTTTGGCCCGTTTGTAAACGACCTAAAATCTTCTGCTGAAGAAGAAGCTGGCGATCCAACCAAGCTTTCCAAACGACATCATTACTGTCTAACGTAGGAGCTTGTGAGGCAAACAATTGCATCTCAGCATTAGAGATTGCACCTTTGGTCTGTGCTACACGCTGCATAACGCTATCGAGTCTGATTTCTTGAAGAAATAGGCGTTTTGCCTCATCCTCATTACCTACAGTGCGCCCTGTAAGCCTACTTGCAATAGCCTTCCAGTTGTACCCAGTTAAACTACTGTCTTTGTCTTCTGTAAACAAGTCCTTGGCAGCTTGCAGTTTTGCAATTGCAGATCTTACTTCACCAACGGCATCTTCATCAGCCTCAGGTGTCTGCTCTTGCTCCATCTTGCGCTGCAAGTCTAACCGACGTTGCTGCTCGAGGGCCTGTGCTTCCTGTATGGCAAACTCGTCCATCTCTCTAGCACGGTTGTAGTCCATGATGTCGCCATACGTATTGGTCCCAGCGTTTAATGCTGCAAGACCACCATTAGCTGATGCACCTATCATATTGCCACCGATACGCATGAGACCTTCGCCGCCCATAATTATTCTTTGGTTCTGTGGAATCTGAGGCATACGAATAGAGCCTCGAGCGTTACCACTAAGGGCTCCACCTGGTTGCGCTGGGTTCATTGGTCCGTTGGCTAAAACTGGCTGTCCCATGTCGTAACCTAGGTTCGGCATACCGCCCATCATGCCATTATTCATTAGTATTGGATTCATCCTGTGTCCTCCTATACGACGCTAAATTGGCCTGGTTGGAAGCCAAACATATTGTTGTACATTGCGTTGTTAGGGTTCATCATTCCGAAACCCGTCATCATGCCGCCCATAGCAGCTGTCTGTGGGTTAACGTAGTTGGCTTGTGCAGTGTTGTTCGTGGATGGAGCGCGGCCCAACATGCCAGACATGTAGTCTTTGTACATGTTGTAATCAAAGTCTCGGTTGCCTTCGAAGTTGGCTCGAGCATCATTAAGTCCAGCTTGGTCAAACCCTTGTTTATTAGTGCCAGCGCCGAACGCCATGTTGCCACCATTTGTCGCCAGGTTTGTGCCTGTGTTAAATGCATTGGCTATCTGGCTATTCATGTTGGCTGCGTTGCCAAACTGGTTGCCAGCGTTACCAATGTTGTTGACGGCATTCATGGCAGCGTTAGACGCATTGCCATAAGCACCGCCCATGTTGCCCGTCATTGATGCCTGGTTGCCTATGTTGCCAACGGCGTTACCGAGGAAGCTACCTGTGTTAGCCATCGATGTTCCCATTGATCCTGTGGCGTCCATTGCCTGGTTAAACTGTGCGTTGTCCTGAGCAAGCTTGGCGTTTCTCAGCTGGTTGACGACGTCTGATCGTACGTCAGCCTCTCTGTCAGCAAAGCCTCTTTGGGCTACAGCTGAAGCAATGCCAGCGCGGCTAGAGTTTGTGTTGCCACTGCCTGATGCGCCCATGTTGATCCCTGGCAATGTGCCTTCCTCGAGGGCGCGACGATCATCTCTGAGCATGGCGTCCACTAAGGGATTAGCGTTATTTATGGCATACTGATTAGCTGCACCTATGCGGTCCTCGTTGCTTCTGTCGGCTAGGGCTCCAAATCTGTCTGTGATACCTTGAGACTGCCCAGTAAGGGCATCGAACTGTCCTTGGTAGTCACCTATTTGTTGTCGGTTACCTCGGTAGTCGTCAGCTAGTCCTATGTTCTTGGAATACATGTCGTCAAACTGACCAGTACGCCCAGCGATTTGATTACCTAAGCCATAGAACTGATTGTATAGGCCCTGTGCGTTTGCACCGAAGCCAGCGTTGTTTGCCATCATGCCTTGGCCTGTAGCCATGTTGCCAGTGCCGAAGTTATACATGGCATTGTTGGCTGTGGTCTGCATGTTGTTAGGGCCAGCTAGGGTTTGACCCTGGTAGTAGCCTCCAGCGAGGGCATCATTGAGTGCGCCTTGTCCTCCAGATAAGCCAGCGTCCACGTATGGCTCGTATTGTCTAAAGCCAGCCATATTGGCTTCGTTCATGCGATCAGTTGCGGCTGCTTGTTTTTTAGCTGCACTGTTTGCAAATAAGCCGCCGACAGCTGCACCAATAATCTGGCCCCACATAGGCTTCTCCAATCTTATATGTATGTATGTTTTATCTTTAGTTTAAACTTGTACCCAGGACGAGCCGTTGTAGACGACGAGACCACTGTACCCATTACTGAGAGGGTCCCAGGGACTTACCGCATAGCGCACCATGCCCTTCTTGGGGCTGTCTGGTGGGTTGTCCACTACTTGTATTGTACCTTCAATGACGCTTCTTACGGCGTTCTCGATGGCTTGTAGCTCTTGGGCTATGTAGATCTTAATGCTCTCCTCGAGGGACGGCACGGGCCGTCTGACGTATGCATTTACAGTGACGTCGGTAATCTCATTGGTTGCCATGTCTAGCGTCTCCCCGTCGCCATGACGTCGAAGTCAAAACCTGAGACGGCAAAGTCTTTGATGTCTGTCGTCTCTATCTTGTAGCTGAGGTAGCGACCTGAGGATCTTGAGTCGATCTTGTATGCGGTGTCACTGTCAAAGGTAAAGCTTGTGTCGTAGGTGGGAACCTCGGTTGCTATGTCGGCTGCTCCCATCGAGACAACAAAGTCCTTGTTGGATGCCACTGTAGAGAACTGAGGGACCATCTTGCGTATCGCTTTGTATCCTGTGAGGGGCAACTGTGCTTCATCCAGGTCAATACCAGTGCGCTCTAGCTTGATGCCTTTGGTGGCTGTTGTGTCTAAGGCTTCAGACAAAGACGAGCTCTCGTTGATGCCATCGAGGCCATAGAGCTTGGCATTGCTGAGGCTATCGCTCGTGGACGCTTGTCCTAGCATAAGGATGTGACGTGTGAAGCCAGCGTCTTGTGCGGCGTATGTACCACCAGCTGCATCGTAGGTTTGCGACGTAGAGGCATATGTAGCCACGGTGTTTACGTTGGCACTGGTGCCAGCGAAGACGTTAGGCAGATCCATGAAGGACCAGGTGTTATTTCTGTAGTTAAAGACAGCTGCTCTGTTGCAACCTTCGCCGTTGGTAAACTCTGCCATGTCGTCGGAGCTTTTGTAGCAGAAGTATATCTCTTCGCGTGACTGGTCGTACTGCACGAAGCACCTGGTGAAGGCGCTGGTGTCTATTCCTGAGAAGACGTAGTCCTTGATGCGCCCGTCGACTATGGATTGCCTGGAGACGCCGTCTGTCACGTAGATGTCTTTCTGATCGAAGACGTAGTGTTTGCCTTCGACCTCGACGATGCAGTTCTGATTGACGACGCCAGCGTCACTGAAAAGCTTACGGAAGTTAAATATAAAGGTGCCACCAACAAACTCCATAAGCCACACCTGGTCACTAGAGTAGATCAAGAAGTTGGAGCCTAAGGTGGCCCCGTCTATGATGGGTGTATTCATCTGGGCTATGTCGTTGAAGCCAGCTGACTTGGTGGTGTCTGTAGCGTCCCAGCTGTCTGGGGCATTGTTTGCAGTCGCTATGTTACTAAAGCGTACCCTGGTGGGAAACGCAGAGCCGCCTTCAGTCATGTTGAGGGCAATCAAGAAGTCACCAAAGGATCTAATGGAAGCAGCGCGGTGTGTGGCATCCCAGTTCACCAGGTTTGCAAAGTTAGACATAGCTGGTGTTCGATACAAAGGCACCACGTCTGCCCTGTTCAGATACTGTACGTTAGCTAGGGAGGTTGCTGTTACTTGTGCAGTACTTGCTGAGGAAGACGTGGCGTAGTCGAGCGATAGTGTGCCATTGGAAAACTCGTGGACGTCAAAGGTATTACTGACGATAACGACAGTGTCGTATCCTGTGGCATTATAGAGGCCGTGTGTAAATATAGGAGTAAAACCGTTGACGGGTGTAATAGACCTAAAGCCTGGAGAGCGGCGCACGTTGCCTTGGTCAAAGCGTACATTCTTGGCTCTAGTGAATGCGTTGAGGGGTAAGTTGAAAGGGTCAATGTCAGTGATTACGCCTACGGAACCTAAATCGCGGATCGGTAGGTTTGGCATAATTGATTACTTCCGTTCATTCTTATTGTTGTCGATAACGACGGTAACGAAGATAAAGACGATTGCGGTAGCCATGAAGGCATATAGGATAATCTCAGATATCGGCATTACAGGGTGGGCCATGAGACAGTGTTGGGGAAACCAGATTGCTGGGGGACATTAAGCAACGAAGTACGATAGGAACTCATGTCAGCTTTCTGTTGATCTGTCATGGCGTCCCAGCGCAGTGGGTTGCTGACAATGGGGTCTACTTGGGTGGCAAGTAGGCTGTCTCTTGATGCCCTGACAGAGGCGGCGGTAGCTGCATCTCGTGCTTCCTGGGTGGAAGGCGCAAAGTCATCCCCGACCAGTGCCAGGAGCGCTGCGTTGTCTATTGTGGTGTCTGTGTCGGTGGGATCTATGGTGTAAGGTATCCAGCCATAGGTGGGGTGATTTATCTCGACATCCATTCTAGCGTTATCAGCTGATAGTGACACTGCGTTTCTGTACTCTGTGATCGTAGCTACTGTCGTTGTCATCTTATGAAATCCTCACGAATACTGTTGCACCATTTGTTGTTGAGTGGCCCATGCATCTCCAGGTACCACTAGGAGCAGACCCAGCGTTTAGGTTAGTGTCCGTTAAGAAAAGGCTACTCCCTGAGACTGTAGAGCCAGCTGACGTAGCAGACTTAAGGAAGGCGTAAGTGCCTACGGCACCTAAGGTGGTATTTGTGCTTATGGTGGTGCCTGAGACAGTGATACCACTGCCACCCGTGTAGGTCGTATTGGTATCTGTGTCTGTAGAGCTGACGGTGAAGTTAGGGTACGTACCGCTGATCGAGGTAGCACCAGACCCCGTTAGTGTCACTGTTTGGTCGGGTGCACTGTTCGTTATGGTGGAACCAGAGATCGATATGCCAGTGCCACCAGTGAAGGACGACGTAGGTGAACTGATGACACCATTGCCATCTATGGAGATGTTGGTCCCAGCTGAGAAGGCACCCCTAATGTTGCTGTTGGTGACACGGGTGTACGTGTAGTTACCTGAGTTGTCATAAGCTAAGGAGCCGTAGCCAGTGCCTGAGTTGGCAGCTGCAAAGTCTGTGGTCGCTAGGTTGCCACTAGCTGCAACGGTGATGGCATTGATTTGTGCTTGGATGTCCGAGGTGACACTCTTGAGGTACCCTAGCTCGGTGCTAGTGAGACCACCAGCTGCCTGACCAGCTAAGAGGTTGAGGTCAGCTGACGTACCACTGGCACTACTAAAGGACGTAAGGAGGTTGAGGTTGTCCTCGGTGGCTGTGACGGCTGCGTCTATGTTGGGGAAGGTACTCTTGATGGTACTCTTGAGGAGACGTATGTGGTCGTCTGCTTGACCTAGGCCATCAGTGGACGCTGGGTTACTAGCGTTCAGACTATTGATGAACGTGCCAGATTCTAAGGCCATGACGGTA